TGTGAAACTATTGAAGCTACCAACCCATGTGGTGAGCAACCCCTTCCACCGTTTGGTGCTTGTTTACTAGGTAGTTTTAACTTAGTTAAATATGTAGAGAATAAGGTGTTTAACTTTGATATATTTAAAGAAGATATTTTTTCAGTGGTACGTGCAATGGACAATGTTATTGACCGTACTCGTTATCCACTACCAGATCAAGAGACTGAAGCGAAGAATAAAAGGAGGATGGGATTAGGTATTACTGGCCTAGCTAACTGTCTTACGATGGTAGGTCTACGGTATGGATCAGATGAGGCTGTACGCTTTACAAGAAAGATAGGCAGAGTTTTATCTTATACAGCCGTAGAAGCTAGTTGTAACCTAGCTAAAGAGAAGGGAGCATTTCCTCTTTACACTCCTGAATACTTAAAGAGTGGGTATGCAAAGAAACTTCCACCAGACCTACAAGATAGGATAGCTAAGTCTGGTATACGCAACAGTCATCTAACTAGTATTGCTCCTACTGGTACAATTAGTTTCACGGCTGATAATATTAGTAGTGGTATTGAGCCTGTCTTTATGCATGAAGTAGACCGTACTGTAATCCAAGAGGGAGGTGCTCAGATTGTAAAGTTACAAGATTATGTTTATAATAATCTAGGTATTAAAGCAGAGACAACTGAAGACCTAACAGTAGAGGATCATCTAAAGATGCAGGTTGCTATACAACCATTCATAGACAGTGCTGTATCCAAGACTATTAATGTAGGTGATAATGTAACCTTTGAAGAGTTCAAAGATGTTTATATAAAAGGATGGAAAGGAAAGTTAAAAGGAGTTACTACGTTTAGACTAGCTGGTAAGAGGTATGGTATTCTTAATAAGAGTGAGCCAGCTACTAAGGAAGATGAGGGAGCAGCTTGCTTCATTGATCCTGCAACAGGCCAGAAGGAGTGTGGTTAATGGTGTATCATAACCTTGATGATAGAATAGAAGCATTAGAAACAGAGATAAAGTTTTTAAAAGAGAAGTATGAAAGTATGGATCACGATGGAGGTAGGTTCAATACGGCTGCTCAAGTCTTGGAAGAGATACTTGATGAATTAAAATTTAAAAACTCATGGAGGAGACATTAGTGATTAAATATTGGGATATACCTTTAGTCCAGATAAGTATAGGTCTGGTTGTATTTTACTTTGGTTTAAAGATGTTTGCTGGAGGTATGAAGTCTCTAGGAAATGTGGAACATCTAGAGTGGTTTATTCATAATCCATACTGGATGTTCTTAGGTGGAATTGTGTGTACGTTAGCATGGCAATCCAGTTCTTTAAGTACTACAGCTATCATAGCCTTAGTAGCTAGTGGGTTCTTACCCTTACCAAGTGCTATAGCTGCTGTTCTAGGAGCTAATATAGGGACTACAGGTACTATCTGGTTGGCAGGATTACTTGTATCTGATGGGTT